AGATGGTGTTCTGGAAGTGACGGTTCAAAAAGTAAAACCAACCCCGCCTCCAAAGCCAGATGTTAAGGTAATTGACATCCAATAAAGTTATACGTAGTTACGTTCCAGCCCCCTCGAAAGAGGGGGGCTTTTTGCTGTACGGGTTGATATTTATAATCATATGAAAGATCGACTACTTGATAAAGTAATACGGTTCGATATACTACTTGGAATTGTGGCTTTGGTAATTGCTTTGGTCGCCGCTTTTTTCAGCGTGTATGGTATTGCCACGCTCTTCGCAGGAGCATTCGCTTCAACCGTTGTTATGGGAACCGTTTTAGAAATTGGAAAATTGGTTTCCGTAACATATCTTTATCGATATTGGAAGCAGACAAAAAAATGGTTATCTCTTTATCTATCAGCGGCTTTGATTATTTTGATGTTAATCACTTCGATGGGTATTTTTGGTTATTTGAGTGCGGCTTATCAGAAATCTTCTACTGCTTACAAGGCACAACAAGACCAGATTGTTTTAGTTGAAAAAACCAAGATATATGCTCAAAACAAGATTGACCAAGCCCAAAATCGAATTCTTATTTTGAACGAAATGAGAAAGGCCCAAGAAGCTCGCATGTCAGAGGGTCTTACGAATGCATTGATTTCTCGAAATGCCATTACACTTAAACAACTTCAGGACCAAACGGCAGAGATGATTAAAACCACTGAATCTGATACCAAAATCGAACAAGGAAAGATTGATGACGCCATCAAGGAGATGCAGGACATTGAAAAGCGGGTATCTGAAATGAAATTTGGAGAAAATAATAAGGATATCCGGACCTTTGAGTTTGTGGCTAAACTGTTTGGCACCGATCTCGACACTGTAGCTAAGTGGTTCATTTTCTTATTAATTGTCGTGTTTGACCCGCTTGCAATCGCTCTCATTCTTGCTTACAATGTGGTGACATATAAAAAGTTAGAATCAACTAACTCCATAAAACCCGAAAAGTTGGAGTTAGTTGATTTTCCTGACCCGATTTATATTCCAAAAGAGGAACCAGAACCGTTAAAAAAAGTATAGGAAGAGGAAAGTCCATTTCTTTCCCCTTCCAAAAAATTCCCAAAATGGAACCCGCAATCAAACAAACTCCCGCTGCACATCCTGAACCTCCTCAAGCGGGACTTATTGATTTTTACAAGAGATATTTTAAGCAATAATAAGATTTTACTTGACAAAAGTTTAAAAGTTTGTTATAGTTAATATATCTTAAGATAAAGAAAATTTTTGTTTTTGTAAAAAAAGTTACTATATATGAGCGATTCGACCAAATCAAAAGCCATTCAAATGGATATGGATAACACAGATATTAAATACGTCATAGAATTGCTCACAGATGCTTTAAGAGACAGAGATTGGGATACTATCCTCGAAGCCAAGGAATTTTTGAAAGAATATATTGGGGACGACGGTGGACCCATAGAATTCGAAGAATGATTTATGTGGTTATCTATTTTGTTGATACTATTTGTCCTTGTTTTGCTTATTGTAATCGGGCTTTTGTCTAAGGCCCTTTTTATTCAAGTAAAGAAAAATGAAATCTATACACAATGGATTGTGGATCTTCAAAACAAGGTAGATAGAGTGTATACAACCATGCATGATTTGGATGATAGACAAATGTTTTCCAAGGATGACGAAGTTGGTGTTGTATTTCAACAGATGGTCGAACTCATTGATTCTATCAATGAGAAAACCACCAAAGAATAAGTTATGGTGAAAAAGAAACGTATGCCACACAAGAAATCTGTACCGAAAAAACCGGTTAGGATAAAAAAAATCAAAAAAATAAATCCTCCCATTGTTGGTTTAAATTCACCGAAACCACGAAGAAAAAGAAGCCCTGCTTCAAAAATGTATTTTACTAAAGAAACAGAAAATGCAATAATTCAATATAATAATGAAACGGATTCGGGTATTAGAGAAGAAATATACCGAAGCCAAATTGAGATTCCACTGAAAAAATTAGTAGAAAACGTGTGTAATCGATTTGGTTTTTCTTATTTTGAGACAAGTCCACATGAGGTTCAGAGAGAAGCATTATCACACCTTGCGGCCAATTTAGGTAAGTATGATCCCAATCGACCAAGTAAAGTTCATAAGAAAAAGAAAAGCAGTGCATTTGCTTACTTTTCGGTTATTGCAAAAAATTGGTTTATCCTCCTGAATAATAACAACTACAAAAAATTCCAGACCCACGTTGAAATAAGCGAGGAACGTGGAGAAAATACTGTTCAATTACAGCACACGGATAAACACCATTCACAAAAAGAAACGGATGAATTTATGGAACTTACCATTTCTTTCTGGGAAGCCAATGTGTCCAAAATTTTTGGTAAACAGCGAGATTTAGACATTGCGAATGCTGTTATCGAACTCCTTCGAAATGCCCAAAGAATAGATGCATTTAACAAAAAAGCACTTTATCTTTACATTCGAGATATTTCTGATTGTAAAACACAACAGATTACCAAAGTCATCAATAAAATGAGGCAATATCACAAAAACATCTACAAAATGTATCTGAACGATGGAGTGATATCAAATGCCCTTCATTTAAATTGAGTTGTTTTTATAACTTAACGATAAAAGACCCTCGAAATAAAGGGGGTCTTTCTATTTATTGACGGTATGGATAATGATTTTGAAATTTTTGAAGGAAAAAGTTTTAAAGAACTTTGTAAAGATATTTACGACAGATCCGACAACAAACACGAACAATTGGATTTGTTGATTTCGGAACTGAGACCATTGGTAAAAACCGTTGACGATGCCAGAGAAATTGTTCCTTTGATTCAGGGATATCTGGAAATTGGTGTTCGAAACGACGAGCAATTGGTTAAATTGTCTCAAGTTGTTCAACGGCTTCAAACCGCAAAACTTTCGTCTGGAACCGGGGGTGAATTATTAACAGATGCCGAAAAAGAACAACTTTGGAAAGAGGTTAAAGAAGTTAGCATCGAAGTTAAAACTCCCATTCCCGATGCCCACGACATCATAGCCCCAAAATAATATGGCATTCTGGAACACAAAATCTCAAAATACTCTCTCCACTGAAAATTTCGGTCTCGGAGGAACTTCGACAAAAGGAAACGGCACAGCCGAATTCTATGAATTAGAGCCAGCGGTCGTATTGGATATCATCCTCGACAAAGAACATGCCTTTTTCAAGAACCCAACAAATTTCCCATCTACCATTGACGTAGATCATTGGCCAGCCGATTTGAAAGGAGAAAAACCTGTCGCAGGCGACGTTGATTATTCTTGGGTTGGTCGGGCATTAGTGCGAATGCAATATTCCATGCCCGCCGCAAAAAAAGAAAAACTAGTGTGGGCATATCCATTGGACTCCTCCATATCAGAATATCCTCTTATCAACGAAGTAGTTATTGTGATGCGATATAGAAACAAATATTTCTATAGCCGAAAAATAAATACCAGAAACTTACCAAATGAAGCCGTTGATTTTGTGGTCAACAAAACAATCAGCGGCCAAGAGAATAGCGAACTTTTTTCAAATGCATTGTATCAAGGACGCCTTTCCCAAAACAGTTTTAGTGGGGCTGAAGGATACCGAGGAGTAACAGGACGTTATTACAAAATCAATAATAGGGTTCGACGCATTAAGCGACATGAAGGAGATACAATTATTGAAAGCCGGTTCGGACAATCTATTAGATTCGGAACCTATGATGAAGATAGAGTTAATGACAAAGGAGATCCAAAGAACGTCGATTATTCCGATTGGGGTGGAAACCCAATGCTTATTCTTCGAAACCGTCAGAGGAAACTCCTAAAAAAAGGAGAAACATTGAAACTTGTCAACAGTCCAAATCCAGCCACGGTTATTGGAACCGACGAGGAAAAGAACGCAGGGGGGTATCTCAAAGAAGATATCAACCACGATGGTTCGACCATAGCTATAACCTCCGGACAAACTATTAGCAAATGGGTCACAACTTGTTACAAAAAAATGTTTGGAACCGGGGAGGAAGTCTCGGCATTTGAAGGCACGACGAATTTTACCTATCCCGTCCTCAACGGAGATCAAATTATTATCAATTCAGATCGCCTTGTATTGTCATCTCGTTTTGGAGAAACGTTTCATTATGCTAAAAAACGATATGGTATTGTAACCGATTCAGAATACACCGTAGATGCTCACGACCAAATTGTTTTGACTACCCACGTTAAAACTGTTTTGAATTCTCCAGCTATTTATCTTGGAGAATATGATACTACCGGAGAACCCGTTTTATTGGGGCAAACATCCGTTGATTGGTTGTATGAACTTTGTAACTGGATGCTAGAGCATACTCATTGGTACATGCACTCACATGTGGATGCGGGGAAAGAATCTCCATCGCAAACGCAACTTTCGGTACAAGTTGAAAAATTGAAACAATTAAGGGACTCTCTGCATAGCTTACTTAGCCGACGGGTGTTTGTTGTTGGTGGCGGATATGCACCGGGGTCGGACGGAGCTAATATATAACATGATTGCAACTCCAACACTGCCAAGCTTATCAAATGTTCCTAGCGGAATATCGCCGTCTATAAATGTTCCATCGGTCCCCGGTGTGAAGGGTCCAAAATTGCCAACTGTTCCGACAACAATTAACATAAAATCCGGAAAAGGTGTTCCCGGAGGATTTACCGGAGCAAGTAACAAAAAGGCATCTCAAGAAGTTTCTAAATTATCAGCCGCCGCATCTTCTATTGGTGCTCAAATAAGTAAAGTATCCGGACTGATTACCGGCCCTCTATCGGCGGCTGTTCTTGCCCCGATTAAATCAAGGCTCATAACTCAGCAATCGGCGTTCTCAAAAAAAGCGGCAGATGCTAAAAAATCGGCATATGATTATTCTCAAGCAACGGCGGTTCCAAAATTGCCATCCTCTCCGTCAATCAGTGTCCCGCAAGTAAGCATTCCTCAATTACCAAATGCTACTTCCGTGCCGGTAGTCTCATCTTTACCTTCAGCACCAGTAATTCCAAAGATCGTATAATATGGAAAAGAAAACTATTTATATCAGTGGAAGCAGAACCCTCTGCTTTAGCGGATGGGTAGTTCATACACAACACACATATGAAAAAGAATGACCTTATCAAAGTAATCAGGGAAATTGTGAAGCAAGAACTCAAGAAAGAGCTTCCAAATGCCCTTGCGCAAGTTTTTTCAAACTTGATGGGAGACCAACGTCCAGCCGTTCATAGTATAAATACGGTTAGATATATTAACCCACCGGTAAATGCGGTGGGAAAACAATATCCGCATACTCCATCACAAGTAGAAATACCCGATGAAGTTCCAACCGAAATCGACGAAATGTCGAGTTTGAAGAGTCAATTGACTGAAATGTTCAATAACGGCACACCCGTTAAACGAAATGCTCAACCACAAGCATCGGTTCCACCAGCCAAACAATTTACGTCAAACCCCGTGCTGAATGAAGTTTTGAATCAAACCCGCCCGTTTAACAGTTCAGAACGAATGGCAATGAGAGCAGGCGGCGGGGCAGGATTGGCTATGTCTCCTGCTGTAGCAATAGCAGCGGCAGGGTTTCAAGGTTCCTCACCAGCGCAAGCAGTTACAGGAGTTGGAGAAATGATGCCCGAAGAAGAAGTTGGGTTTATGAGAAACATACCAACAATGCCGGGAGCAAATAGTCCTGTTTTGACAGAGCTTCCCGTTCATGCTCAATCGGGGCTTAGAGAAGGGCAAGAAGGCGGGTCAGCACCATTGGAAGGAATGCAAATTGATTCGGCATTGGATTTGAAAATCATCCTGCCCTACCAGACAGCATTAAAGGAATTTTAAGTCGGGATTACCGTTCGTTGGTAAGAGCAATGGACAAGAAAAAATAATACTATGGCAACGCCTCTTGGTTTAACACTTCCAATCCGAAATGGAGTTAGTGGGTATTTTGATCAGGCATACGATACCTTTACCCAAAAACGTATGAATATCATTAACTTGCTTCGCACCAAAATCGGAGAAAGAAGAATGCAACCATTATTTGGGTCTCGATTGTGGACTGTGGTGTTTGAACAAAATACAGAAATTCTTCCCGAAATCATTTCCAATATAGTAAAAGAAGATATTGCTAGATGGATTGAAGGAATAAACGTAAAAAAAGTGATCGTTCAAGTGCCACAAATAAGCGAAACAGAGGATTACAGAGATATTTATAGTTTGTTGGTTCAGGTCACTTTTGAGGATGTCGCTTCTCAACAGGATGGCAGTGTAGAAATTTACATCAACAGCGGCAAAGTATAATTATGGCAAACACGGTTCAAAAATCATTCGCCCCGAATAGTAAAGACGTGCGATACCTCAATCGGGATTTTACTCAATTGAGGCAATCCCTTATGGATTTTGCCAAAACATACTTCCCAAACACGTACAACGATTTCTCTACTGCGTCTCCCGGTACAATGTTCATTGAAATGGCTGCATATGTGGGAGATGTTTTAAGTTATTATACCGATTATGCGTTTAAAGAAAGCTTAATTGGAAACGCTACGGAACGCCGTAACATTTTATCTTTGGCAAAATATCTGGGATATAAAGTTAAACCCATTCAAGGAGCAACAGGAACGCTGGATGTATATCAACTTTGTCCTGCAATGGTAAATTCCGAAGGTTCGTATATTCCAAATCCAACGTATGCCTTACTAATTAAAGAAAACGCACAAGTATCGAACAATGCCGGGGCTTATTTTGTATTGGACGAATCCATGGATTTTTCGGTAAGCACGTCTCTATCCCCAAGAACGGATACTGTTTATTCTCGTTATGCCGATGGAACACCAGAATTTTTCTTGATGAAGAAAACCGGAAAAATTTCGGCGGGAAGAATTGTAACTAAGGATTTCACCATCGGAACACCGTCTTCTTTCACTAAATTGTTTTTGGATGAAGAGAATGTTCTCGGTATCATTGACGTTGTAGATTCAAATAATAACGAATGGCACGAAGTTGACTATCTCGCCCAAGAACTTGTTCCGATTGCCGTTCCAAACGATTCCGAGCACGAAGGCGAATTATCTACTTATAAGGACTCCGTTCCATATATTTTAAAATATCTCCGAACTCCCAAACGCTTTACTGTCAATATTGATGAAGATAATTTAACCTATTTGGAATTCGGGGCGGGTCTGGAAGGATTTTCCGATGAGTTCGTAACATTTGACTCACGTCTTGTTGGATTGGGGTTGAGAAACATGAACAATTACAATATTCCCCTAGATCCAGCCAACTTTTTGAAAAATGAATCATATGGCATTGCGCCGTCCAATACAACCCTAACGGTTCGATATCTTGTTGGTGGGGGGCTAGAATCTAATTCTCCATCTAATTCCATTCGAAACGTTGTTTCTGTAGAGTTTTCCAATCCCACCGAGGGATTGATGCCAGAAACCATAGAACTGTTGACAACAGTTAAGAACTCCTTGCAAGTAAATAATTCAATTGCTGCAACGGGAGGAAAGGCCGGGGAAACAGATGAAGAAATCAAGCAAAATTCTATTGCTAATTTTGCAACACAAAACCGAGCCGTCACTAGAGATGATTATTTAGTTCGAGTTTATTCACTCCCATCCAAGTTTGGATCTATTGCGAAAGCACAAATCATTTCCGATATAAGTTTGGATGTGGGTGTTAATAGAGTTTTACACGGGGTTGTTAATGAAAATAATATTGCTACGGTGGCGGATATTAACACAGAAAAATATTTCCGCAAGTTAACATATGATGCCAACAATCCATTTTCGATTAACATATATCTTTTGAGCTATAATGCCGCCAAAAATTTGGTGTCCCCAAACCGAGCCCTTCTGACAAATCTGATAACCTATATGAAGCGTTTCCGAATGATGACAGATGGGGTTAATATCATTGACGGTTACGTGATTAACATTGGAATTAATTTTACAATAACTGTATTTAAGGGATATACGAAGAAGGAAGTTCTATATAATTGCATTACGGCAATTCAAAACTTTTTCGATATTGACAAATGGAACTTCTCACAATCTATTAACCTAAGTCAATTGCAATTGGAAATCGCCAAGGTCGAGGGCGTTCAAGCGGTAGTCAGGCTGGAAGTAGTAAACAAGACAATATTAGACGGAGACTATTCAGCAGTTGAATATGACATAAATGCCGCCACCAAAAATGGAGTTATCTATCCATCGGTTGATCCGTCAATTTTTGAAGTTAAATATCCGGATTCTGACATTATAGGATCGTCGATTTGATTTACCTAGTCATATGCATCACCATCTTTATCCATCTGAAGACACTTACATAACGAATCTTTCCGGATACGAAGACAGAAATTTCGGTATTAATGAAATTCTTCGTATAGGAACGGACAATAAAGATGTTAGAGTGTTGTTGTCTACCAGAGACTATGGGTATACCAATGTTTTGTGGAATAACTATTG